TCAAATACTCATTGCTTAAAGTATGTCCAATCAAGAAGGCTGATTTTGTTGGGTCAGAAGGAATTGCCCAAACTGCGGGGGTTGTTGTTCCGTCATATTCCAACTCTATATCACCGCCAGCTACGCTGATAGCAAACACATCATCGTACCAGTTTACAGATGTTATGTTTTCAACTATTCTAGCATAGTATGGAACACTACTGCAAGGAGTATTACCGCTGACTGGTAATGTAGATAAAGCCATACCAGTTAATGGGGTATTTGAAACGCCGTCTGCTGTCATAGAAATTGTGAAAGCACCAGAAAGTTGGACTTTTGGAGCTATAATCTGAACTGTTCCAATCTGATTTGTAGAAACATCAGATGAGTTCAATTGGGTTTCCATAACCAATTTTACAGATGAAGGAATCATGTTTGAAGGAATCACTAATTCCGTTGCGCCAGAATCCAAGTTATAATAGCGAATGCAGACATAATCCAATGTTGCGAGAGTATCGTCAGCACTAAAGTTGCTACATGTAAAAGCTGTTCCACTAAACGTACCTCTATATGGAGGTAATCCGTTTGCAACTTGGTAGTCTGTTTCAAACCAACCGTAGATTGTTGCCGTTGACCCAGATGCGATAGGAGTACCTGTCACTGTTCCAGTGACCGTAGTTCCCGTCGGGGTTGCTCTAGTTAATTGAACATTTTCCTCTGCATAAATATTTGAACCAGTGCCGGTTGATTGTCCTGTTGTTGACGCTAAAAGGGCTAAGTTCCATTGAGCCTCTGTTAGCTTGAAATTCATTTCCCCTGTGTGGTAGTATATATATTGCAATTGATTACCTTGACCACCACGAATAGGTGTAGAGCCCAATGAAACTTCGACTGAGCTATCGAGCAATGTTTTAGCCATGAATAATAGATTTTCGCTATCGTCATAAGCATAAACATCTGCTACGCTTGTTAAAAATTTTCTCATAATTTTTTAAACCTCCTAGTTTGTTGTTGTAAAATGCTATTTTTTAGCACTCTCTAAACTTACTTTGTTTCTGACTTCTTCTAAATCTAAAGAAACTTCTGCATACTTATCTTTATCGTCTAGTGAAGTTAACCAGTGCTTTATGAAAGATGTGTCTTTGTAATCCACAAAACCCGACATGGAAGCACTTAAATATATCTTATAATGTATAAGATTATCTAGTCTTTGTATGCTTTTTATGAACTTTCTTATAGTTAGAGAATGAATATAATCCATAGTCCAACCTGTAGATATAGATAAAGATATCATATAGTCTTCAAAAGAACCTGTTTTTCCACCATCATGCTTCCTTCTATACTCAAGAGCTTTTTCTAGAGAATCCCTAACCTCTTTGGATATAGAAAAATCTGGTAGGTCGACTAAATTTTGTTCGCATACAATTTCTTTAATCTCATTAAAGTCTTTATCTGTATATTTTTCTCCAGCTATCTCAAAGAAAGGCTTTCCTTTTTCATCATATTTATACCTATCTATGCTATTTTCGATTTTATCAAAACTCTCGTCTTCCTTTAAACATAAAGATAAAAGTCTATCAAAATATAGCAAATACGGATAAGTTTCTGTGTCCTTCTCTGTAGAACTATATAAGTATTCCAAATCCGTCATAGATATCACACTCGCATCTCTTGTATAATTTTTTTCTATAAGAAAACATTGAGAATAAAGACTAAACATCAAGTAGTCGAGAACCCTTACGGGATATATTTTTAACCCTTTATAGGGCACTGGAGAATCATAAAATATATAATTTTCTATCATTATTTATACTCTCCTTCTTATGCTGAAAAAGTTGCAAATATTATCTGTTTTCCACCAAAAGGTATCTGCCCTGCTTCAAATAATCTAGCGCTTTGGTCTAGAGTTTTATCAAAGCTCAATAGTCCCATTCCCCCAACATTGACACCGTTAAATGTTGATAATAATTCTTCAACTATTGTATCAATTCGTGTCTGGTAATTTGATAAGTGGTTTATTTTATAATGAGAAAAAACCTCCATGCTCACTTCTATAAGTCCTATGGTTCTATTAAGTCCCACCGCATAGTGTGGCATAATTCTTACTAAACTAACTTCATCCATAAGAACATCGGGTTGTTTTCCATCCATGAACACATGATATTGGGATGTATCTTGCTGACCAGCATATATAAGCGCCCCTTTCTCGGCTTGCGTCAAATCTGGTTTATTCCAAGCGTCTGCATCGCTATATTTCAATAGCTTCCATATTAGTTCGTTTTCCATCATTATTTTTATACAGTTGTATGAAATTTTAGAGAACGCCTTGAAATCATTATATGCTGTTTCTCCTACAAGTGTTCCTGTATATTCTGCCATATAGCTCTCCTTTACCATGCTCCATGAAGATAAAAATTAAAGGTTTCAACAAGCCCACCCAATCCGGTGACCGTGCAGGTTATTGTTAAATAAGATGAAGAATCTCTTAGACTATTTAAAATAGTAAAATGATTGTCATCTGTTTGTGTAAAAGTAAAATTTCTTGTTGGGACACTATTTCTGTTACAAGTTATTGTAAAAGTGTCAGCCTGTATTACATCATCTTCATAAAGATAGACCGCATAAGTTTGTGTAACACCCTCTAAAATGTAGTTTGTATCGGGTGATATTCGAATATCACTATTCAAAACAGGGGTTGCCGAAACCGTTATAGGACAAACATCATTAGCTGGATTGCCTTCAATTGTAGCGGTTATGTTGCATGTTCCATTGGCTACCAAGGTAACAAGACCACTCGAACTAACTGTCGCAATAAGCGCATTCGATGTTGTCCAAGTTACCGTTCTGGTTACTGTTTTGCCATTATATGTAATAGTTGGAATCAACTGTATTGTATCTGTCGGGATTCCAGCGGCGGTTGCCTTATTAAGAGTAATCGTATAAACATTCGTGTTAACATCCGCAATTCCATTTGTAATATCATCTAGCTCGTCGTTAACAAAATCTGCAATAAGGTCTATTGTTAAAATTTGTGCACTAGTATTATCGTAGGTGGTTTTATTTTTAAAGTCATTTAAGCCTGTTCCGATTACCTTATAACATGTCCAGTGACCGACGTTTCCAAATAAAAATCTCTGATTTTGATTTATTAAATTTGCTCTACTGTTAAATTGTGTATAAACGTGTATAAAACCGCCCGGTATAATAAAAGGAGAACCCGATGTTGCATAGTTTCTAGGTTCTTTTACCTCATACTCAATTATGCAAGGTTCTTCGTAATAATAACCAGTGGCTTCATCTATCCATCTCAGAGTATTATTACAGCGCCTTATGGTGCATGTTGCGGTCAGGTTTTTAATGAGCTCCATGTTTATAACCAACCAAGTATTGTCATCAAAAGTATATAACCTTCCTAACTCGGATGCATGCTCTAGGTCTTTAAAGAGTAATGTTTTCCAATCGTCTCCAAGCTTTAGCCCTGTTTCTGAGTTAATAACGTGAGCAATTCTAACATCAACGTTCTCAAACTCCTCAGAACCGTTAGATGTCTCTTCTGCGATAGTCCACCAGTTAGATGAGTTATAAAACTGGTTATTTAAGGTTTCTTGAAACAAGTCCGTGTATCCGTCTTTAGGCTCTGTAGCTTTTCCTGTTCTAATGTTTAAATCCGGAATTATGTATTTGTATTGATATGTCATGTTTCCCCCTTTTTTATATGCCAGAAAAGTCTTGAAGAAACCAATCTGACCAAGGGTTGTTTCTGTATTCGTAATTACTTAATAATTGCGAACATTCTTCTTTTATTGTATTTAAATATGCTGACTTTTCTCTAAGGTTCATTGCTTCGGAAGCAACTTTGAAGTCTCTATCGGTCACATGCAAATTCATTTGAGTTATATCGTTTACGTTTTTTATCATCCAATGTTTCATCATAAGGGTAGCTAATATAACTTGGTTTTCTGTTGTTAAATCCACAGAAAAAAGTTTTGTTGTTTCATCATAAGTCAACGCTTGCTCACATGTGGAAAAATCAACAATAGCAAACTTTAACCATGCTTCCAAATAGTCTTCAAAGTCTGATTCAGAAGTCTCAAAGAGGGTTAATAGCCTGTAATCAGCCGTTTTTTGCATCATTAAGTCATAAATCTCACTGGCAGAAGTAGCCATAAGACCTCCTTTGTTATAAGAAGGGTGGGATAAACCCACCCTTTGATTTCGTTCTATTACTCAATTGCGTTTTCAGGTTTTAATAGATATCTTCCCTGTTCGGCTTGTTGAGATAAGTTTATTTTGGACATACGTGATATTTTATCGACAGTGTTCATGTCAACCGAATCCGGGTCATCAATCATTTTCTCTATAAGAGTATCAACTATAACCTTCTGCTGGGATTCACTCGCAGATGCATATAAAGATAGACCCTCATCTGTTCCCAAGAAAACTTCTTCTATCTTTCCTTTATCTAGATTCTTATCTTGCATTTCATCCAGTCCATTTAAGCGAACAACTTTTCTATTGAGAATAGCAAAGTACCCCCTATCCAAAAAGCTTCTATTAACTTCAAGAATCTCAGCCAAGTCTTTATACATTATCCTTTTCGTTTGGAATAATGTATCAAACTTATATACGTTTCCCTGCCCACGCTCTTTGGTACACAAATTCAATCTGTGAGGAAGCAAAGACATTACTTTTACATATGATGTGGGAGAAATATCAAATTCCTCTTCTTCGAATTCTATGTCTTCTTTAGTCAGTAACTCCCCTCGTTCTGCCAGTTGAGCTTGCAGTAAAGCGTTTTCTTCTTCCAACTCTTTAATATACTTATCTCGTGCGTCTTGCAATTTATTTTTGCTTTCAGGTGTGCTAGGGCTTTTGCCGCTAACACCAACTTTTGTTGTTTTTCCAGCCATTTTTATTTCTCCTTTTTATAACATATAAGGGTGCTCCGAAGAGCACCCTTTATTTTTAAGCGACTTACAGGGTCATACATCCGGCGACAGCGTTCGTGGCCACCCCAACTCCCCAACTTTTATACATAGTACTAGTCTGGAGTAAGTTAGC